AGCGCATGGGCGCGCGTGCTGCGCATGATGCACGGCACAGATCTCAAGCTCCTGATCGTGGATCACCTGCACGTCCTGGCGCCCAGCTCGCCGCGCCAGAATGAATACCAGAAGCTCAGCGAAGCCACGGCGGCGCTCAAAGCCTTGGCCATGGAACTTGGCGTGCCGGTGTTGCTGCTCGCGCAGATGAACCGAGCCGGGACGCGGCAGGATCGCGACCGAAATGGCGGGATCGAGGCCGCGCCGCCGCGCCCGCAACTCGCGGACCTGCGCGGCTCGGGGACCATCGAGCAGGACGCCGATGCGGTCGTGTTCTTGTGGGCGCATCAAGGCATCCGCGCCAGCTCCGCGCCCGTCCAGGTGCTGGTGGAGAAGAATCGCCACGGGCCGCTGGCAGAAATCGACACCCAATGGCTGCGCTCCCAGGGCCAGCGATTCGTGGTCGGCGCGGCCGTCGAACCGTCGCAGGAAGTGCGCGAGGAGCTGGCCAGGCGCCGGGACCGCGCCGGAAGCGGGCCGCGCGACAGCGAAGATCTGTTTCAATGATGGAGAACGGCATGAAGCCCTGCGCCCATTGCGGAATCCTGTTCCAGCCGCATGGGCGGGGGCGGCATCGCTACCATTCGATGGCCTGCGCCGAAGCCGCGGCCCAGGCGCGACACCCCGACGCCCGCAGGCGGAAGCGGCCGGTAAAGCGCTCCACGCCGCCGGCGCTTCTTCCATCGCAGATCGATTGGAACAGCGTCGGCGCCATCCGCGTCATGTCCGTGCTGCGGGCAAGTGGGGCGCTGGCAGATGGGTTTATTTAGCCGGGGGAATGCTCGAAAACAGGGCCAGTATCCACCGCCGGATCCGTAGCGGAGCGATCCCAGGCGGGGCCGGGAGCGATAGCCGGATGATCGTGGTGGGCGCCGCAACCAGCGAGTAGCAACGCGGCGAGAAGGACGAGGCGCATGCAGGACTATACCCGCGACGCCTGATAAATCCGGAAGCTTTACAATCAATTGAGATACAATTACTTATACAGCAAAACAGCGCTCCACCCGTCCACGCCCCCATCCCCACCACGGCTGTCGCCTGTGGGGTTATCGCGATTTTGACGGGATCAAGGCGGGGCAATGTCGGTGTCATCGCTCGCGCTTGCATTCTGGTAGGATGGAGAGGATTCCGGTAAACGGGAATAGATCATGCCGCGCGGCAGACCATCGACGTTTACGCAGAAAATCGCGGATACCATCTGCGACCGCCTCATCGAGGGAGAAAGCCTGCGGGCGATTTGCCGGGAAGAGGGGATGCCCGGGATCGCCACGGTGATGCAATGGCTCGATCGAAACCCAACCTTCGCAGCACAATACACGCGCGCGCGAGAGTTGCAGGCCGACGCTCTGGACTGGGAAATCATGGAGGCCGCGCGTCAGGCGCCTGAGCGCGTTACCGTGACAGTCGGCGAGAACGCCACCAAGACCTGCGTAGACGGCGGCGAGGTGAATAACCGCCGGTTGCTGATCGACACGCTGAAATGGCGCGCCTGCCACCTGCGGCCCAAGCGTTACAAGACGGCGACGATTGAGCACAGCGGGAGCGTATCGCTGGAAAGCCTTGTTGCTCCCGATGCCGCTGACGCCTGAGCAGCGCCGGGCCGCGGAGCGGATCCGGCAGTGGCGCGCGCAACCGGTGCGATTCGCGCGCGAATGCCTGGGCGCGGAGCCCGACGCGTGGCAGGCGCGGGCGATGGATGCGGTATCTCCTGAGGGGCCGACACGCTTGGCGCTCAGCGCATGCGCAGGCCCTGGAAAATCAGCGCTTCTCGCGTGGCTCGGTTGGTGGTGGTTGGCATGCCACGCAGAAAAGGGCGAGCATCCCAAGGGCATCGCGGTGGCCGCATCCGCCGACAACCTCGCGACCAATCTCTGGCCCGAGCTGGCGAAATGGCGGGCGCGGAGCCCGTTCCTTTCCCAGGCGTTCGAGTGGCAAAAAGAGCGAATCTTTGCGAAAGATCACGCGGAAACCTGGTTCCTCCAGGCGCGCGCCTTCGCCCGTTCCGCCGACCCGCAGGAACAGGGGCGCATCCTCTCGGGCCTGCACTCGCGCTTCCCGCTGGTGTTGATCGATGAGTCGGGCGACATGGCCCCATCCGTGGGGCGCGCTGCCGAACAGGCGCTGGGCGGGTGTCGGCGCGGGCTGGTTGCGCAGGCCGGCAACCCCACGTCCCAATCCGGGCTCCTCTACGACTCCTGCGTGACGCGCCGGGACGCATGGTCTGTGGTGCGCATCACCGCCGACCCCGACGATCCGGAGCGAACGCCGCGCGTGGATATCGCGTGGGCGCGCGAGCAGATCCGGCTCTATGGGCGAGAAAATCCCTGGGTGCAGGCATACATCCTCGGCCTGTTCCCTTCGGGAGCGATGGACGCGCTTTTGTCCGCTGAACAAGTGGCGGAGTCCTGGAAGCGGGCGCCACGGGAAGCGGACTATGCGCACGCGCCGGGGATCCTGGGATGCGACGTGGCGCGATTCGGAGATGATCGCACGGTAATCGTCCGTCGACAGGGAAACATCTGCTGGGAGCCGATTACCATGCGCGGTGCAGCAACGGACGTGGTGGCCGGGCGACTCGCGACCCTTGCGACCGAGCACGGGGCCGAGGCCATTTTCGTGGATGGCACCGGCGGTTATGGCGCTGGGGTGGTCGACGCGCTGCGGCGGACACGACATGCGCCCATCGAGGTGGCATTCAGTGGTGCGCCAATCGATGAACGATTCTTCAATAAGCGCTCTGAGATGTGGTGGCTCATGGCTGAGTGGGTCAAGAAATCCGGCGCCCTGCCCCCTGGTTGCACCGAGCTGCTGCCCGAACTAACTGCGCCGACCTACTGGTTGCAAAACGGCAAGCTCCGCCTGGAAGAGAAGGACCAAATCAAGAAGCGCTTGGGGCGCTCGCCAGACGTGGCCGATGCCCTCGCTTTGACCTTCGCCCACCCGGTGGCGACAGCGCGCGAGCGGGTCCAGCGGAAACAGCAGGCATCGCGGCCGTGGTCGCCATTCGCCGTACTCGGGGGCACCTGACAATCTCATTGTCACGACCGGCCGACCGCATGCCCCGGCCTCTGCCCGGCTACCATCCGGCAGGAGTCGGTCCATGGCGGGTGCACGCGGCGGGAACATCTGGCTGATGGGGCAGAGCAACAGCACCGGACCGCTGGGCGATCGGTACATGCCTGAGGCGGACCTGAACGCCACGGACGCCAAGGCGATCCAGGACTATCTCGCCGGGAATCCGGACTACCGCTACCAGAATGGGGTGTGGTCGCAGCACCAGAAGCACAAGGCGCGCGATATCAGGGCGGGGAGCGGTTGGAAAACCGTTTCGAACCCCATGCCCGGCGCCACGCCCAAAAACCCGGTCCCCGCGCCTCCGACCATGGCCGACCTGACGGCGCTGCTCACCAGCGATTGGGAGCGCCAGCGCGCCGAGATGGCCAAGCGCCGCGCCCAGGCTGGCATCGGCCAGGGGCGCAGCGGGACGATCGCGACCAGCCCCATGGGCCTTCCCGGCGGCATGGACGGTCTACGCGCCATGCTGATGGGGGCCTAAGGTGAAGCGCCAGGACATCGATCAACTGCTGGCCCAGGCCAAATCGGAGCGCCAGCGCTTCGAGCCGGTATGGGGCGACCTGGGCGACTATCTGCTGCCCGGATCGCGGATCTTCCTCGGGCAATCCAGCCCCACCGACGCGCGGCTCCGTGAGGGCGATCGGCTCGACGAAAAGGTCCTCGACACCACCGCGACTGAGGCCGTGGAGGGAACGGCCGCCGGACTGATGAGCAACAGCACGAGCCCGGCGCGGCCCTGGTTCTCGCTCGCCGTGTCCGACCCCCGGGTGCGCGACCTGGAGACGGTCAAGCGCTGGCTCTCGGACTGCACCGATCGCCTGCGGGAAGCCTTCATCAAATCGAACATCTACAACGCGCTGCACCAGGCGTACATCGACCTCCCGGTCTATGGCACGGCGTGCATCACCGTCGATGAGGACGAGCGTTCGGGCATCATCGCCCGCGTGCATCCGATCGGCACGTATTGGTTGCTGACCAATGCGCGCCGGCAGGTGGACGGCTTTCTGCGCCATTTCCCCATGACGGCGCGGCAGATGGTGCAGGAGTTCGGGGATCGGGTGCCGGGGGCGGTGAAGGTGGCGGCGAAGAATCCGGCCACCTCGCTGCAGCCCTTCACGGTCGGCCATGCGATCCTGCCCAGCGCGGATTACGAGGCCGGCAACCCCTTCCGGAAGCGCTGGGCAAGCTGCTACTGGTGCGACGGGCACCAGGATCCGCAGTTCCTGCGCGAAGGCGGATACGACGAGTTCCCCGTGCTGGCGCCGCGCTGGAGCGTGCTGGGCGAATCGGCGTACGGCCGCGGTCCCGGGTGGAAGGTCCTCGGCCATGTGAAGGCGCTGCAATCCATGTGGCGCCGCAAGCACATGGCCGATGAGCAGGTGATCAACCCGGCGCTCCTTATCCCGTCCTCGCACCAGGGTGCGGTGTCGCGGCTCCCGGGCGCCGAAAACTATCTGGACAATCCCGAGCAGGTGAGGCCGCTGCACAACGTGCCCTTCGACAGCCAGCGCTGCATCGAAGTCATCCAGGACCTGCGCTCCGCGATCAACAGCGGCCTGTATCGCTCGCTGTTCATGATGCTGGAGGCCGACAAGCGCAGCGGCATGACCGCGCGCGAGATCGACGAGCGGGCGCAGGAGAAGATGACCGCGCTGGGGCCGATGTTGGAGCGGCTCAACTTCGAGTTGTACGCGCCGCTGATCGACCGCGCCTGGGGCATCCTGTGGCGCCGCGGCTATTTCGATGCACCGCCCGAGATCATCCAGGGCACCGACCTGCGGGTCGAATACATGTCCACCATGGCGCGGGCGCAGAAGATGACGGATCTGCGCAGCATGGACAACTTCATCAGCTACGCCATGCAGGTGGCGCAAGCCAAGCCGGACGTGCTGGACAAAATCGATTTCGACCGCTCGCTGGAGGAGCGCGCCGACATGTTGGGGATTCCGCCGCGCATTCTCCGTTCGGATGCGGTGGTGGCCCAGGAGCGCGACCAACGCGCGCAGCAGCAGGCCGCGCAGCAGCAGGCCATGCAGGACGCGCAGCAGGCGCAGACGCTCAAGAATCTGGCCGGCGCGCGCACCGATGAGCCGAACGCGCTGGTGGCGGCTGGCCAAGCGGCGGCTGAGGGCATGCAGTGAGCGACTACGCCAGCGCAGAACAACGCTTGCAGGCGGAGGAGGCGAAGGCGAAGGAGGCGCTCCTGCGTGTGCAGCTCCGGCAGGTGCTCGACAGCGAGGCGGGGCGCGCCGTGCTGTGGCGGATCATCGGAGCGACCCGCTATTTCGGCCCATCCTTCAGCAAGGACGCGCTGGAGATGGCCCACGCCGAGGGCCGGCGCGCGGTTGGGGCGCAGATCCTCGCGTGGTGCGAGGACGCAGACGAATCCTTCCTGCCGCGCATGCTGACAACGAGATTGCCAGGGACGGCTCAATCCTAAAGGGATGCCTGCGGCGGATAGGGTCGGCGGCATGTCCGAGACCGCCGCCGCTCCTGCCGCCGAAGCGCCGAAGACCGAGGCCCCCGCCTCGACTCCGGCGCCTGCCGCCGCAGTCGCGGTGACCGAGTCGGCCAAGGCGCCCCAAGCGGAAGCCGCGAAGACCGAGCCGCAGAAGACGGAACCGGCCAAGACCGAGTCGGCGCCGATCGACCCCGAGGCCATCAAGGCTGAGGCGCTGAAGGCCTACCAGGAGTCCAGCATGGCCGAGATCGAAAAGATCCAGGCCGGTTGGTTCGATGCCGCCAAGGCTGACAAGCTCCTGGCTGGCGAGGATGGCACGGCGTTCGAAGCGAACGTGCAGAAGGCTCACGCGCTGATCGCCAAGTATGGCGATGCCGAGTCCAAGGCGTGGCTCGAAGCCTCGAAGCTCGGCAACTTCCCCCCTCTGCTGCGCATATTCGCGCGGATCGCCCAGGCCGCCGGTGAGGACCGCGTCGTGGGCGCCAGCGCAACCGCTACCAAGTCCCCCAATCAGGTTCTTTCCGAGCGTTACCCGAGCATGCTGTAACGCCGTCACCGTTTTCCAACCCGTAAGACGGCCCAAGCGGGCCGCAGGAGCCTCCCATGGCCGCCATCGGCAACACCCTCAATACCCTGGTTGATGTCATCAACCGCCTGCAGCCGAACGGCGCCATGGCCACGATCATCGAGGCCCTGCAGAAGCGCAACCCGATCCTGAACGATCTGCCGGTCTTCGAGGGCAACCTCCCGACCGGTGACATGTTCTCGGCGCGTACGGCCCTGCCCAGCCCGACCTATCGCAAGTTCAATCAGGGCGTGGCCGCCACCAAGTCAGCAGTGGATCAGGTCACCGAGGCCTGTGCCATGCTCAAGGCCTACAGCAAGGTCGATGTCGATCTGGCCAACCTCAACGGCAACCAGATGGCCTTCCGGGCTTCGGAGGACAACGCGTTCCTCCAGGGCTTCAACATCGAGATCGCCAACGGCATCTTCTACAACTCGACCACCAGCGCGCCGGAGAAGTTCCACGGGCTGAGCCCGCGCCTGGGCACGACCACCAGCAACCCCGCCTCGGGCCAGATCATCAAGGCCGACAGCTCGGCCAGCGGCGCGGACCAGACTAGTGCGTGGTTGATCGGCTTCGGTGAGGACACCGTGTCGGGCATCTACCCGCGGGGCCATGGGTCGGCCGGCTTCGAGTCCCAGGACCTCGGCAAGCAGCTCACCAAGGATGCCAACTCCAACGACTTCACCGCCTGGGTGACCGAGTACACATGGAAGTTCGGCATCCGCGTGAAGGACTGGCGCTACCTGGTGCGGGTGTGCAACATCGACACCGGCAACTGGAAGGCCGATCTGTCGGCCGGCGCCGACCTGGTGTCGTCGATGATCGACGCGCACCACACCATCTTCAACCCCGATGGCGTGACCCTGCGCTGGTACATGAACCGGCAGACCGCGTCGATGCTGAACAAGCAGATCGCCCGTCGCGGCGGCAACGACATGCTGGCCTGGGTGGATGCCGAAAAGGCGGGCATCCGTGGCAGCGGCGGCATGGGCACCCCGCTCATCCAGACCTTCCTGGGCGTCCCCATCCGCGTGGTCGATGCCCTCACCATCACCGAGTCCGTGGTGTCGTAAGCCACCCGAGCCAACAAAGGAACCTTCCCATGATGATCGACAATGCGCTCGCGGTGAGCATTTCCCAGGCGGTGACCGCCACCGGCAACTCCACCGACTACATCGACGTCACCGCCGCGCTCAACCTGGGCGCCGGCGAGATCCCCAAGGCGATCCTGCAGGTGTCGGCGGTGTCGGGCACGTCCCCCACCCTGACCGTGAAGCTGGTGGGCGCTGACGACAGCGGCTTCAGCACCAACAAGGTCACCATCGGCGCGATCGTGGACAACATCACCGCGGCCGGCCTCTACCGCATCCCCATCGGCAACGTGGCCCGGAAGCGCTACTACCGCCTGGAATACACCGTTGGCGGCACCACCCCGTCCTTCACCTGCACCCTGTGCATCGCGAAGGACGACCAGGCGATCCAGACGCCCTGATCATCCTGCCTGGCGGCGGGTTGCCGTGCCCCTGGCGTCGTGGTGGCGCCAGGGGTTCGGTGTCGAGCAGACACCCCACCACGGAGCCCCCGGTGAAGTTCCTCCTGAAGCACAACGCCTACGTGAACATCCCGACCCATCTGGCGTCGGATCCGGTCGGCGTGGTCCGCAACCTGCCCCAGTTCGTGAAGGCGTCGCCCAGCGAGCCCACCGTGCTGGAGCTGCCCGACGACATCGGGCTCGATTCGGTGAGCCGGACCTGGGAACCGATGGACCAGGCAGCGACGGACGCCCTCGCGCGCCTGTCCGATCTCCATGCCGCACGTCAGCGACAGCAGGCGCAGGTGTCGTCCGCCAAGAAGGCGGAAGATGCCGGCGTGCTGGTGGTGGCGCCCAGGCCAAGCCTGGCCGATGTGCTCGACACCCTGCGCACCCTGCCCGCCGATGAGCGCGACCGCCTGCTGGCGTCCGTGCAGGGCGATGAAGCCAAGGCCAAAGCCCGCACCGAGACCATGAGCGGGATGCAGCCCGGGAAGTCCAAGGCGTAAGCCGTGTCCACCTCCAATCCCAACAACCCGGGCGATATCCAGCTCGCCTACAATCTGGCCGCCGATTCTGCGGCGGTTCGGGCGCATGGCGTGTTCGCGCTCTACGTGTGGGGCACGACCGTGACTTCGGTGAAGCTGCAGGTCAGCCCGGACAACGGGACCACCTGGATGGACTATCCCGGAGCCAGCTTCTCGGCCGCCGGCATGTTCGCGCCGGTGTATCTCGGCCAGGGCAATCTGGTGAAAATGGTGATCACCGGCTCCGGCGTCAACGCCACCCTCGGCCCGATCCCTTAGACCAAGTGGCTAATGACCCATGGCGGTGGTCATCAATGACACCTTCACCGAGGCGTCCGATGTCAACCTGACGGCGCACACCGCCGACAGCGGCGGAGCGTACAGCAAGCATCCAAACTTCACCGGCGACATCACGGTCGATGGCGCCAACGACGAGGTCTACGCGTCGACGGCGGCGCTGGCGCATTACCTCCACAGCTACATCTCGCTCCCCGCCGAGTTCGACCTGACCGCCACGTTCGTGTGGCGGGGCGGCGGCAGCCCATTCGGGGTCGTGTTCCGCTCCAACAACGCGAGCGGGTCGGTCGGCAACAATTATTACCTGGTCCAATATAACGGCGCGAAGTGGATCCTGTG